CCCTCATGTTGGCTGGATAGGCAGAAAGCAGGCTACAGACTTTGCAGGAACTACGCTGCAGACGTGGCGGCAGATAATACCAGAAGAATACTACGAGCTAAAAGGCGGTACTGAGAAAGACCCGAAACACATACTTATCGACAGTAGAATAGCGATAGACTACGGCGGCCTGGACAAGCAGGAGACGATAAACAAGTTCAATTCAGCTGAATACTCCTTTATCGGCGTGGATCAGGCAGAGGAAATAACGAAAGATGAAGTATCAGTTTTAAGAGCTTCAAGGCGAATGAAGCTGCAGGGCAAAGAACTACCATACAGGGGCTTATTTACTGCTAATCCGCGTATATGCTGGCTGAAAGACGAGTTTATAACTCATCCGAAAAAGAATATGCTCTTTGTACCTGCCCTGCCGTCGGACAATCCACACTTACCAAGTTCATACAAACAAATGATTTACGATGCTTTCGGGCATAGACCGGAACTTATACAAGCCTACTGGTTCGGAAGCTGGACAGCTTTAGAAGGTGCTAATCAGGTTATTAAAGAAGAATGGCTTGAAATGGCCATGCACAGGGAAAGCGTATCGCCACTTAGAGATAAAGAGTACCTGGTATGCGATACAGCCAGGTTCGGAGACGATGAAACTGTTATCCTGCACATGATTAACACTGAGATAGTGGACAAAATCACAATGCCTTACTGCCGGACGACTGATATTAGCCATAGATTGAAGGTAGAACGGCACAGAAACAACGATTGTGCGATAGTGGTTGAGACTACAGGCGCAGATCTAGGCGCTGGCGTTGTTGACGAACTATACGAGGAAGGCGTACCGGTAATAGAATTTCATCCCGAAGCAGCTGCAGAGGACGAGCCGAACGATAAGATTAAGTTTAAGAACATGAGGGCTAAAGCATGGTGGACGGCTTCAAAGATGCTTTCAAAGGGTATAACCGACCCTGAAAGCAATACAGCCTTAATCACGCATAATATGTACGATACGCTCAAAGAACAGCTTTTACAGCCTACCTATGACTTTAAGAACGGCAGACTAATCATCGAATCTAAGAAGGACATTAAGGCACGTTTAGGCCGTAGTCCGGACCATGCAGACACTTATGTAATAGCTTTATGGGCTTTTGACCAGATACCCGAACCGGAGATTAAAAAAGGATACGGACGAGAGCGCAATCAAGAGGTAGTTAGTCCTATGTGTATGTGAGGTATAGACTTATGCCAGCTATGACAGTAGAAGAAGAAAAGATTGTTGAAGATATGAGGGAGTTCTTCAACAGCGGTAAAGACGCTAATATGCCTGTATTTACCAGAATGACCAAATGTGAGCAGTATGCAGTAGGTAATCAATGGGACAAGAAGGTATTAAGCGCCAATGAAGCTAGACGTAAGTTCAGTTTGACAATTAACGAAATACTGCCGATTGTCAACCATTTAAGCGGCTTTCAGGCCAAGAATCCAAGCGATATTAAGGCCAGGAACATACGCGGTGGAAGTGCGAAAGGCGCTCAGATAGTAACGGCATTGACTAAGCACGCTTTCGACAATAGCGACGGTGCAAGGGTAGAGAATCAGGTATTCGAGGACGGTATAAGGTCCGGTAGAGGGTTCTTAGAGCTTGATATTGACTATTCAGACGACCCACTTAACGGCCAGGTAGTAGTCAATAAGCTTGACCCCTTCATGGTCATACCGGACGGCGGTTGCAATAAATACGACTATAACAAGCCTAAAGACGGTGCAAAGTACATTATCATAGAAGAATGGATAGACCAGGAACGGATAGACGCTAAGTATCCCGATAAGGCAGAGTATCTAAGTTCTGATAGTACATTGAGTTACAGGCAGGGATTTTACAAAAAGCTCGTTAATTACTTTTTCAGGGACAAGCCTTCTACTGAAAGAGATACATACCGACAAGGCGACATTGAGCTTGACAGGCCGGATATTGACCGAAGGAAATTCCAGTACAGAGTAACGCGTATTTGGTGGAGGAAATGGGTAAAAGGTGCAATCCTGCAAAAGTCAGAGAATCCACTGGATTATATGGTTCTATACAATGAAAAAGACATTAAATACGCCCGAAAACTGCTCGAAAGTGCGCCAGCACAAGGGGTTAAGTTAATTGAGAAGGATAAGAACGGTAAGCCTTTGGTTGTGCCTGTTCTGCATAAAACAGTCCTGGTAGGTGATGTTCTACTGGAACATATAGAGAACCCCTTTAACGGTATGATGCTATTGCCGGTGTTCAGATATAGTCCCTATCACGTTAACGGCTATGAGTTCGGTATTGTCCAGAACCTTTTAGGGCCGCAGGATCAAGTAAACTGGTCGTGGTCAATGGAATTGAATCTTATCAAGCAGCTTGCAAATGCAGGTTGGAAGATAGTTAAAGACAAGACCGGAAAGTTTACAAACTGGCTGAAAGCTCATGGTGGAGAGGACGGCGTTGTAATTGAAGAATCGTTAGGCGGTGGTAAGGTCGATAAGCTTGAACCGAACAATTTCCCTGCTGGTTATGACCTTATAACCGAAAAGGGCAAAACGCACATGAGGGAGATAAGCCAGGTCAGGTTAGAGTTTCCAGAGCCAGGTAAGCAGGAATCGGGTAAGGCTATTATGCTGAAACAGCAGAACCAGATAACCGCATCGTCAAATATGTTCTCAAATTGGGATTATACGCTTCGTTTAATGGGTACTTGTCTGATGCAGATTATCTTAATGACGGACATATACAGTGAAGCGGAGATTAGGGAAATAGTTGATGATGAAGATTTAATAGACCCTGATATGCTTGCAGAAGCACAGGAAATGGCGGCAATTCAGCTTGAAGAAGCCGGAATACCGAGAATACCGCAGCCGCAGAGTAACGGTGCAGAAATAGAGCTTGTACCAGAACCGCAGAGATTAGCTTATTTGCAGACTATTCAGGGTGAAATGGCCGTATATCAGCAATATTTAGCTGAAATGAACAAGATTGCAAGGCCGATAGCGGAAGCCATGTTACTCGACGAGATAAGAACGTTAAAGTTCAGCAAGTACAGTATTAAGACCGAATTAGCTGCACACGCTGAGACGTACAGAATGGCGAAGTCCTTTGAGACGTTCGAGCTTCATAAAACGTTAGTGGAATCCGGACAGCCAGGAGTTAGTAGAAGGCAGCTTATAGATGCTACGGACGTTCCGAACAAGGAAGAAATAATAAACGATGTACCGCAGGCTGTAGGAGCTAGATAAGTGATTAAACCAGCGGAAAACGAAGTACCGGAGCTTACAGGCGATGATATGTGCGCTTTGCTCTATATCCTGATAAAAATGTCAGGCGGTACGGTCAGAGTGAAGCATTCAGTATTTGAGAACAAGCCTAAAGAACTGCCTATACAGCGGATATACGACGGAGTTAACAAATGTTGGTTCTTTAAAGTGCCTATGCCTAAACGTAAAAGGGGCAAAATAGCAACCCCCCGAAGAAATATCATTTTACCAAAACAAAAGGAGTAATACCGATGGCGAAAGAAGAAAAGCCGAAACAGCCGGAAAAGAAAGAAAAGCCGACTTCGGGCAAGCCACAAATACCGTCCGACGAGGATATGGCAAGGAGAGCAGTAGCGACAGTAACGGCAGACCCTTTGCCTGCAGCTACACCGAAAAAAGAGGTCAAAAGCGAGATGGAAGAACGCAGAGCGCTTCTTGAAGCCAGGGTAAAAGGTGCTGCGAGAGGACGTAACGATTACCCCCCTGAGACTGTTCGCGGCTGGAAACGTGAGCTTGTACTTATGGACAAGGGTTTATGGCATGGCAAGGTCAAGCTGAAATCGAAGAATAAACTTGTTGATGAAATTATAGGCTAACAATGGGCAAAGCAGCGGATACTATGGCGAAACAAGAAGAAAATTGGGCAATAGAAAGCGACGCTAATACTCTAATTGAGGCCGAAAAGATTAAAAAGGACAAGGACCGCTTTAAAAAAGCGAAGGCAGAACTAAAGAAACGAGCATCGGCCATAAAGCAGAGTTTAAGCTGATAACGCCAACAGTAGCGGTTAATACTGGTTTACCCTACGCAGAGGGTGTCTGCGGATTACGTTATGTACCTAAACGGTCAAATAGGAGTAACCGAAGATGGACGAACAAAAATTGGAGAATGAGACAGTAGAAACTCAAACTGAACAAGTAGAGGAAGTGCAAGAGCAGCAAGAGGAACAGCAGCAAGTTCTTGACCCCGACGCTCAGGCGGCAGCCGATGCGCTTGCAAGTATTGAAAGCCAAGCGCCTGTAAGTGCAGTAGCAGAGCAGAGGGAAAAGAAGCAGGACGCTCAGGCCATGTTAGAGCTTGAACGTCAAAAGCGAATGGAAGTCGAGGTAGAAAAGGCACGTCTGCAGGGCAGGCTTGAAGCTATACAGAAGCCGGAAGAACAGCAGCAAGAGCCTGTTAAAAGCCCTTTGCAGCTTTTCAAAGAAGAAAACGACGCATCAGCTTTTGTGCCTGTAGAGGTTTATGAAGCTGAATCCAAGTTTCAGGCAGAGCAGAAGCAGATTGAATCCGAAAACCAGCAGGTTCAACAGCTTGCGAACGACGTTAACGCATCTTTAGAACAGGCTAAAACGTCTATGAGCGATGAAAAACTTGGTGTTGGTTTAGGTTTGGAATCCGTTGTAGCTCTAGCCAAGCAGAACGGCCTTATATCGAATAACGACAACAATTACGCTGCTTCTCATGGCAAGAACGCTGCTAGTACCTTGTACCAGATAGCCGTTAGTAAAATCAAAATGGCTGGCGGTGCAGCTGCTCAGGAACTCACAAGGCGCATTCAGTTAAAGAAAGCTACCGTCTCAAACAAACAAAATGTTATTCAACCAAAGACCGAACAGGACGAGAACAAAGAGGAATTTCTCAGTCAGCAAACCGCTGAAATCAGCCGGTTTATATTGGGCTAGTATTGCACGTTGTCTTTTCCTGGGCGGTCTGGAAAGGACGACGTAATGAAAAACTTTTTATTCATTAACGACCGTCTGCAGAGGCACAGCAACCTTACTGCTATTCTGCCTATAGGTATGACAGCGAGGTTTGCGAGGTTCGCAGATACCCAAATCCTTTCCGCTAACCGTCTCACAGAAGAAAAATGGCCTTCTACGTTCTTCGAGTACATGCTGGAAAATATGCAGCTGTCCAAGTTTATGGGTACGGACTCGAACGCTATTATCCAGACCAACAAGGACTTAACGAAAGCCCCTGGCGATAAAGTTACTTTCAGGCTGCGTATGCCGCTTGGAAATGCCGGAGGTTACGATGATTCAGACCTTGAAGGCAACGAGGCAGCCATGAACTTCTACAATTTTCCGGTTGAGATTCACGAACGAGGTAACGCTGTTAAATCAGCTGGAAAAATGACGGAAAAGCGAACCAAGATAGATATTGTCAGGGAAGCTACGGAAGCTTTAGGCGATTGGGCAGCCGAGCAGCTTGACAATGACCTTGTGTACGCTTTAAGCGGTATTGGTAATCAGGGCACATACGCAGGCGAAGGAACTTCTGATATTCAGACGGTCAATGAGCTTGCGCCAAGTACGAATCGTATTTGGTACGGCGGTCAAAAGGCCGACGGAACGGTTGAAAGTGTTGCTAATGACGCAGCTATAGACAGCACCACAAACAACCTTTTCGGTACAAAGGTTCTAGAAGTAGTAAAACGTAAGGCACAAATGGCATCGCCTAAGTTCAGGCCGGTTATGGTCAACGGACGCGGCTATTATGTCTTACTGATTCATCCCTTGCAGACGAAGGCTCTTAAAAACGAGACTTCTACAGTCAATTCATGGGCTGAGGTCCAGAAACTAGCCAGGTCAAGAGGTCTTATGAACCCCTTATTTGGCAAGGAAGGCTCAGGCCGGAACAGAATGTTCGACGGTATTGTTGGCGTATGGGACGACGTGATTATCTACGAGTACGACAGAATCCAGACGCGAGTAGCCGGAGAAGTGTTCGACAACGGCGATACTATCGACGCTGCAGTAGTTGACGGCTCATATCGAGTTGCAAGGGCTTTACTGTTAGGCGCTCAGGCTGGTTGCGTAGCCTGGGGCCAGATGTGGAAGAAGTACGAGAAAGACTTTGACTATAACCGTAAGCCTGGTGTTGCTACAGACGGCATTTATGGCGTTTCTAAGACAGTATTCAACACAGATGTTGGCAATACCGCGCAAGAAGATTTTGCCTGTTACTGCATCGACACAATGGTTGTTGATGATTCCTAAACGGAGAAAGGAGTAACAAGATTATGAAAAAGAAACTTATCTTAATCGGGATTGCTACTCTTTTTGTGATGGCAAGTTCTCTTGTAATGGTTGCTTATGGTCAAAGCAGCAGAGTACACAAAATGACTTTTTCCGTAGTTGACGAGTTCGGCAGTGATTTAGACTGGACTACGCTAACTTCTGTAACCATTTACAACGCGGGGACGACGAACACCAAAACGATATATTCTGATCCAGGTGGTCTATCGTCCAAAACTAACCCTATTGTCTCCGGACTCTCTACACCAGTAATAACATTTTACTGTAGAGAAGCTTCGTACAAAGTAACGGCAACGGACGGAACATATACAAGAACGGTTGACAATATGACCGGTTCTGATAACAGGTTGTTCTTTCCGAGCTATTTACCTGCTGTTTCTGCAGCTGCTTTAAGTGATGCTCAATCTACCGTTTACGGTACTGATTCCGATTGGGCTTTTAACGCTGCCGACAGTACGATGGACTTAACACCAGCCGCAGACAATTCAGCGCTTGCTATTGGTACAGCCAGTTACACGTCCGACCTTCTGCTTTACGGTGGAACGTCTGGATATAATGTTTATTGGGACGCTTCGGAAGATACTTTAGAGCTTCTTGATAATGTAACGCTGGCAGTAGGTACTGGCGACGACTTTACAATCAGCCATAACGGAACTACGACTACAGTAGCAGGCGCAGCGACGTACAGCGGTGCAGGTACGTTCTCGACGGACGTTACATTTGACGGAACGTATGATGTTAAGTGGGACGACAGCCGTAACCAACTTTCCTTTGCCGATAATGCTGTCTTAGGTATTGGCGGCGCTGATAACGCTGCAGGAGACGTTACTATCAAATGGGACGCTTCTAATATGCTAATCGAATCAGCGGCAGAAGATACCGGAGAGATACGTTACGGCTCTACGAACGCTATTGACGTTGCTCACTATGGCAATACTGCAACGAATATAGCGAAGTTTAACGCCAACACGTCCACGCTGGAACTTAACGGCTACGACCTACAACTGCAGGACGGCGACCTTGCTGCGTTCGGTGATGGCGACGACTGGACGATAAGTTCGTCAACAGCTAAAACCCTTGACCTCTTAGGTGCTAGTTCAGACGAAACGGACATTATAAATGTTGGTGCTGATACCGACGGTTCGGACTTGAAACTGTTTGGTGCGACAACAGGCGAATATTGGCTATGGGACGCATCGGCTGATTCCATACTGCCGAACTGCGGTAATGCTCTGTTCACAATGACGGACGCAGAAGCTAACCAGTTTAAGGTTGACGCTACCGGTACGGTTGCAGGCGACGCTATTGTTTTGGAGACTACCGACGGCGGTGTTCAGATAAATGCCGACGGAGCTTCAAATGGCGATATTGACATCGACGCTGCCGACGATATGACTATTACCGCTGCAGGGGATTTAACCCTTGCTATTACCGGTACAGTATCAGCCGGAGGCGCTGCAATTACCAATCAGCTTGCTTCTTGGGAAGAAATAACTGCACAGACGGACACTATAACGGCGGCTGAAAGCGGCAAAATCATCGTTGGTGATTACACTGGTACGCAGACCTTAAC